CCTTGGAAATTCTCCGGGGGGATATTTTGTAGAATGTTTTATAACAGTTCTAAGGGCTCTGGGTCTTTCTTTTAGTTCCGTGTGTCTTGATATCTCCATTCAGTGTTCCGATTGTTTGATTTGCCTAATAAATCTCCTTTCTTCTGTGATACAATCCACCTGGAGCCCTTAAAACTGTTATAAAACTAATCTATATTTCAGCAAATTCTATGAGAAAGGAGGTAGTATCATGCCTAAAAAGAGAGAGCAGTATAGTAAAAGTAATTCCAAACCTTCTATACGTCCAGCTCTCACTCCAGAAGCGCGAGAGAATCAGCTCATAGCATTAGCCGTGGATCTAGCGGAGCAGCAATTACGGGATGGAACTGCCTCGTCTCAGGTCATAACTCATTATTTAAAGCTTGGATCCACAAAGGAACGGCTCGAAAAAGAAAAATTAGAAGAAGAGAATAAGTTGCTCCGAGCAAAAACAGAAGCATTGCAGTCTGCTCAAAGAAGCGAGGCTCTTTATGCAGAAGCTATCGCTGCCTTCAGATCGTATGGAGGTTATGGAAAAGATGAGCCAACTTAAATGTTATTCTGAGCTGATTCGTTTGTCTACTTTCGACGACCGATACAATTATTTGAGATTAAAAGGTCAGGTAGGAAAGGACACTTTTGGATTCGATCGATATTTAAACCAAATGTTCTATATAAGCACTGAATGGAAACACTTTAGGGATTATATTATTACCAGAGACAATGGATGCATTATGGGTTTGTTAGACTATCCTTTTCCAAAAGGAGATAGGATAGTTGTGCACCATATGAATCCATTGACTAAGGATGATATTATGCATAGCTCAGACTTCTTAATGAATCCGGAGTATGCTATAAGCGTTCCGGATTGGCTCCATCGAGCAATTCATTATAATTTAGACAACATTTCATTAGAACCGAGGCTAATAGAAAGGCGTCCCGGTGATACATGCCCATGGAAAGGAGGACACTAATGGATAGTATTCTAAATTCTGTTAAAAAGATAGTAAACGTTAGTCTGGAAGACGATTCGTTTGATTCCGATCTTATTATCTATACAAATACGATTTTGGCGGTCCTCACCCAAATGGGTGTCGGTCCAGCTACTGGATTTGTAATTACTGGAGCGGATGAGACATGGGATGAATTTGTTGGAGACGACATTCGGATTCAGCTCATTAAAACTTATGTGGGGCTTAGAGTAAGGATGATGTTCGATCCTCCTACAAACAGTTCTGCCGTTCAGGCTTTTGATAATTCAATTCAGGAGACTCAGTGGCGGATCTATGCAATGACAAACTACGGTGGATGGACGTGATATTCTGTGCTAGATAATAGAGCTACGCCAGTTTATTATGGCCAATTTCGTGATGCAGTCATACGAGGAGAGATTCCTGTCAATCGAGAGATTGAGATGGAAATGCATAGAATAGACGATCTTATAGCCAATCCTGGTGTATATTATGACGCCGATGCCATTAATGGATATATAGCATTCTGCGAAAACGAGTTGACATTAACTGATGGCGAGCCTTTGTTTTTACTTCCTACTTTTAAACTTTGGGCGGAACAGATCTTTGGCTGGTATTACTTTGTTGATAAGAGCGTATGGGTGCCAAATGAGAATGGTAAAGGCGGCCATTACGAGACGCATAGTGTGAAAAAGAGGCTAATCAACAAGCAGTATTTGATCGTTGCTCGAGGTGCTGCCAAATCTATGTACGGATCGACTATTCAGGGCTATTCCTTAGTAGTGGACACATCCACCACTAATCAAATTACTACTGCTCCGACAATGCGTCAGGCGGAAGAGATCATGCAGCCATTGCGAACCGCAATTAGTAGAGCTAGAGGACCATTGTTCAAGTTTATGACCGAAGGATCCATTCGAAATACTTCCGGATCCAAAGCAAATAGGCCTAAACTTGCGGCTACGAAGAAAGGAATCGAGAACTTTCTTACTAACTCGTTGCTCGAGATCAAGCCGATGAGTATAGACAAGCTCCAGGGTTCTAGATGTAAGATCGCTACCATTGACGAATGGCTTTCCGGCGATACTAATGAGGATGTTGTGACCCCTATCGAGCAGGGCGCATCTAAGAATGATGATTGGTTGATCGTTGCTATTAGTTCAGAAGGTACTGTTCGAAATGGAGTCGGCGATACAATCAAAATGGAATTGACAGAGATCTTGAAGGGCGACTACATTAACCCTCATGTTTCGATTTGGTGGTATAAACTCGATTCTATTGACGAAGTTGCTAATCCTGCAATGTGGCTTAAAGCAAATCCAAATCTTGGAAAGACTGTAAGCTACGAAACTTACCAGTTGGACGTGGATCGAGCTGAAAAAGCCCCTGCTGCAAGGAATGACATTCTTGCTAAACGCTTTGGGATTCCCATGGAGGGTTACACGTACTTCTTCACATACGAAGAAACTCTTCCTCATCGGCGCAGAGACTTCTGGAAGATGGAATGTTCGCTTGGTGCAGACCTATCACAGGGAGATGACTTCTGTGCATTTACGTTCTTGTTTCCTCTTCGAGGAGGAGCATTCGGCGTAAAGTCCAGGTGTTATATTACGGAACTCACATTGTCTAAACTATCGGCTGCCGCTCGTTTAAAGTATGAGGAATTCATCAACGAGGGCAGTCTTATTATTATGCCTGGAACCGTTTTGGACGTGATGATGGTTTACGAGGATTTAGACACCCATATTGCTAATTGCCAGTATGACGTTAGATCATTTGGCTTTGACCCGTATAATGCTAAAGAGTTTGTAGAGAGATGGGAACGAGAGAATGGACCATATGGCATCGAAAAGGTAATACAGGGGGCCAGAACGGAGTCTGTTCCTCTTGGCGAACTTAAGAAACTTGCTGAGGAGCGTCTCCTTTGTTTTGACGAGCAGATCATGATGTATGCAATGGGAAATGCGATCACTATTGAAGACACCAATGGTAATCGCAAATTGCTTAAGAAGCGATATGATCAGAAGATAGACCCGGTATCGGCAATGATGGACGCCTATGTGGCATATAAGGTAAATGTGGAATTATTTGGGTAGGTGATTGCATTTGTGGGCCTATACATATTCTGATGGAAAAATGTATGATGGGCTTATTGAAGCTCGTAAGAATAATAAAAAAGTTTTATAAAGAGGTGATTATATTTGTGGACGTACGTATATTCCGATGAGCTGTATCATTATGGTATTAAAGGTCAGAAATGGGGAGTAAGAAGATATGAGGATTCGAGTGGCCATTTAACTCCTGCCGGTATAAAAAGATACGGCGATTCTGGGCAGACCGTTAACAAACGAGCCATAAAAGAAGATTATGGAGGACGAGGAGCTAGAGATAGACGTATCAAATCTGCAATGGCATATCGTCAGCAAAAAAAGATGGCTAGATTAGATAAAAAAATAGATAAACTAAAAAAGAGAAATGAAGTTACTAGAGATTTCGATGATGACGAAGAATGGCAGGAGATTAAGAGATATAGACCCGAGTTCGCAAAAAAAGCAGAGCAAAGTTTTAATAAAATTGCTGATCATAGAGATCATAAGATAAGGATGGCCGAGATTAAAAGAAAGAATATTGATAGCCGTAGAAATGAGCTGATAAAGAATCTTTCGCCTGCTGAAATTGAAAATGGAAAAAAGTATGCACGCAGGGAAGTACTGGGTGGAGTTGCTATGGCGGCGCTTATGCCAAGTGGGATTGCTCAGATAGGCTATGGTGTCCATAAGTATAAACAGCGTAAAAGAATAAATTATGGTACATCTCCAGGTTAACATTAAGTAAATAGATAGGGAGGTGATTATATTTGTGGACGTACGTATATTCCGATGAGCTGTATCATCATGGTATAAAAGGTCAGAAATGGGGAGTAAGACGTTTTCAGAACCCAGATGGATCTTTGACCGAAGAAGGAAAGAAACGATTAGCTGGTAATAAATCAGTTTATGTCGAATCTGGAGTA